ATCTTTTCGGCACAATTATGGAGGAGTGCAATGGGAACAAACCTAGCACGTTCCAAGACTGGAAAGGCGCAGCCAGCAACCTCGAAACGATCGAAGGAGGCGGCTAGGCGCCCGCAGGGATCTTCGAAATTTAAGTTTCAGGACCCCATCTTAGGCGCAGAGAAAGTAGAGTCTATCGTAATACCAACGGTGCAGGACGTTAAGAAACTCATGATGAGGGAGGGAACTTACGTCGTGGACGGTAGCCTTAATCGGCTGCAACGTATCCTCACTAGATTGGCAGAAGGTAACATGGCTGATGTACGAACCCCGTTCTATATCCATCAGTCCCGACCGCAAATAGTCAAGGCGCTCGACAATATAGTCGAGAGTGCAGATGCACTGCAAATCCTACAGCAACCTGATCCTGGTTTCAGAGAGGTATGGTGGCAGTGTGAGGAAGGACAGAGGTCCAACATTGGCATTCAATCAGCATATTTGCCATGGACACTGGACGGACCCAAGAAAGTTTTGGCGGTGATGAGTGATAAATCACCCGGTAAGGACCTTGATACCAATGCTGTGCAGCAGGCCCTTCAAGACGTTTCTCATCTTTTGCCGGCCGGATGCATCCGCCACACAACGATTGACGAATCGTTACGCGGAATGGGCGGTAACCCAAAGTTTGCTTTGGACCCAACGACTAACGGAGGATACCCAACTTGGATTTCCGGGTGGGGACGAACTCTATCCACGGGAGAAACGAATAGCGACAGGGGACAAGCGCTTCAATACTATTTGTCCAAAGCAGATCAGCAGCTGTCCACCATAAAGAGGACGCATTCGATTATAGATATATCGTATGCAGGTACCACGGGTCAAAGATTAGTCCAGAAAGGACCGAACCCGCTTAAACCAAAGGATGGCAAACTTAAAGGGAAGCGTATCGTGATTATGATGCCTAAGGAAGAAGCTATCTTAGGCAAAACCGTAATGGCGCCACTTCAGCAGGCGCTAGCGAAGGTTCGTAATCAAACGTCCGGGGTCAGACTGATTCCGGCATGGGCGTCGCAACCCACCCTTGATAAGAACATGCAGGTGTTTCTTCAGTATGCCGAAGCCCATGGGCGTACTGTGCTCTCAGGTGATATATCCTCATTTGACGCCACACTACCACCGTGGTTCATGTGGGAATGTGCCCAAGCCATGGCAGCATGGATGGAACCTGAAACGGCTAGAATATTTCTCAGCATCATGAAGGCTGATGTCTACTCAACGTCCGTCATAACGCCTACAGGGATAGTAGCTGCGCGGCCGAGTTCTGTTAAGTCCGGCTCTATCTTTACTTCACTTATTGGGTGTATTGCCAACTACGCGATTCAACGGTACGGTATGTACGCTGGATATTACCGTATTGATCAACAGTGCGTGATGGGTGACGACTTCATCATTGATGGTGATGGAGTAGTACCAGAAGCTATATCCAAAGCCTTCGCTGATTTTGGAATGGAGTGTAACGCTTCAAAGCAATTCTGTGAGAGGGGTTACTTACATTTCTTGCAGCGACTTCACAAACTGGGTGCCCCAGGTGGCATGGGATCCGTATACAGAATATGTGGTAACATTCTGTCTCTTGAGGACGATACTCAGATGAAAGCAGAGGAAAGGACAGCTGAAGCATATGTCTTCCAGGCTCTCGCTCGATTAGAGAATGGCAACTATAATCCTTTATTTGACGATCTATGTGAATTCATTGCTGATGGTGACAGTATGCATCTAATGTCTTCCGTCGATCCCGACGCGATAGTGCGATTAGCTGGTACCTACGCACAACGTAAGATGGAAGAAGGTAAGATAAAGCCATGGACGTCAACAGGCAGAGGTGTGCCATTTAGGAATTGGGCTGTTAATCGGGTACTTCGGGGGGAACAGCTGCCCCCGATTGGCATTCAACGTTACGAGTGGATAAATAATATTAGGTACAGCGCTGTGCCTATGTAACGAAAGCGCGACTTTCACGCGTCAAGCG